ACAGCGTTCGCTGCTGACCTAGGTGAATATTATCCTAACTATGTTAACCCTAAAGGTTGGGTATACGCTGGAACTAATGCTATTCGTTGTATTAAAGCAATCTTCCCTAAGGTTAGCTCTAAGGTAAATGAGTTCGAATATATCAATGAGGTACTACAATTCTTATCTAATCGTTATAATCTAAACCCTATTGATTGTGAAGATAGTCGTGCTTGTGACGTTGTACGCTACTTCCAAGAGTATCAGTCTGACGATCACATTATCAAGAATAATGGTCGTAGAATGAAGAACAATACCATTCTTAAAAAGACCTGGGGTGATGAAAAGTATTACGACTTTGCAACTAAACTAAAATAGTGATGTATCTTAATAAAGCGACAGATCAATCTAATCTAGACATGTCAAATGGTAGAGATCTAAACTACTACCTTGAAATGACAAGAGACTATAAGCCTGATTTTGACTTTACTATCAAACAGATCGATGGCTACAATGTGATTGATGATGGTGAATTTCAGTATGGTACTAAAGCAAAGATGGGCGACTTCATGATCAGCCAAGTGAAAGAAGACACGTTAGTCTATGTTGCACCTAGAACAGGCTATGCCCCTTACTCACTTACATATTTAGCAAAGAAGTATAACAAGAAGCTTGTACTATTTATGCCAGCTTCTAAAGAAGCATCTGAACACCAACTACGTGTTATTGAAGACGGTGCAACACCTATCTTCTTAAAAACACCAGCAATGCCAACTATCAACGGTTGGGCAAAAGAGTTCGCTGAAAAGATTGGCGCAAAATATCTTCCATTTGGTCTTAAGCACGAACAAGTTGTAGCAGGAGGTGTTAAGATATTCTATGAAGCGTTTAGAGATCAAAACATAGACGAGATGTGGACCGTATTTTCTACAGGTGTTTTATCAAGAACACTTCAGATTGCACTTCCTAACACAAAGTTTAACGCAGTCGCAGTTGCAAGAAACGTACAACCTGGTGAATTAGGCAGAGCTAAATTCTATAGTCACACAAAAGAGTTTTTGAAAGAAGCAGATGTTACTACTCCATTTGATTGCATTAAAACATACGATGCAAAAGGTTGGGAGTATATGACTAAATACGGTAAAGTGGGCGATTGGTTTTGGAACGTTGCAAGAAACATGCCTAAGCCTACAATCAAACCAAGTGATATTAATTCTCAAAGAGAGTGGGGTGATAAGACCGATATCACTAAGTACTTAGGAGAATGATTTTATCCTTTTACAATTCTGTTTTATATTTATTCCATGAATATACTAGAACAAGCTAACGAGATCATCTACAAGAGATCCGAAGAGAAGGCTCGTCAATACGGGCCAATGCAAGAAGGTATGCAAGAGGCTGCTAAAATTGCATCGTTGTTAAGCCGTAAAGAGTTGACTGCAGTTGACATGTACAATTGTATGATTGCACTCAAGTTGTCGAGGCAGGCTTACAATCACAAAGAAGACAATCTACTCGATTGTGTTGCCTACATTGCTTCATTAAATGATTATCAAAATGCTATTCACGATGAAAGTACAAAAGTTACGAGACGTAAAAACACCAAGTAGAGGTACATCAGTTTCAGCTGGTATTGACTTCTATGTGCCAGAAGATTTTGAAACAATAGTATTAAAGCCAGGTCAATCTGTGTTGATCCCATCAGGAATCAAAGCGCAGGTGCCTAGAGGCTATGCTTTAATTGCATTCAACAAATCTGGTGTTGCTACCAAACAAGGACTACAAGTTGGTGCTTGTGTAGTTGATGAAGACTACGAAGGCGAGATCCATTTGCACATGGTTAATATATCTGACAAAGATCAAACTGTAGCAACAGGCCAAAAGTTAGTGCAATTTGTGTTAATCCCAGTATGTTACTTTGATATTGAAGAAGTAGATGAGTTACAAAACAGAAATACAGAAAGAGGTTCAGGAGGCTTTGGATCAACAGGACTCTAAACAGTCTAAGTTAGATCAAGTATTTTTGAACATAGCAAAAGAGATTGCTACTTTATCACATTGTACTAGATCAAAAGTCGGTGCAGTTATTGTTAAAGATGGTAACATCATTTCTTTTGGGTATAATGGTATGCCTAAAAGTATGGACAATTGCTGTGAAGATAAAATGTATATGGCTCATGATGCCAGTGGTTGGATTGACATAGATACGATAGAAGAGACTTGGCCTTTTAAAGATCACTTAGGACAATACAGACTAATTACAAAGTCAGAAGTGGTTCATGCAGAGTCAAATGCCATCTTAAAAGCCGCAAAGAATGGCACTCCAGTAAACGATGCCACTTTATACTTAACAATGTCTCCATGTATAGACTGCTCTAAACTTATTTTGCAATCAGGTATAAAAAGAGTTGTATATTTGAATGATTACCACGACCAAAAAGGTGTATCATTTCTTAAACAGTTTATAGAAGTAAAACAATATGTTATATAAAAATGCAACCGATGCCTTCGAAATGTTGTTCAACGACATTATGACTGAAGGTGTAGACTTTGCTGGCACTAAAGCACTATTCAATCAATCATTTACATTACAAAACCCACAAGACAAAGTTGTAACTACGCCTCAACGTAAGTTCAATCAAGAGTATGCTGACTACGAATGGTCATGGTATCTAGGAGGTGATCGTGATGCTAGTCAAATATCTGAGCGTGCTAAGATCTGGAAGCAAATGATGGTTCCAGGCACTAGTGAAGTTAACTCTAACTATGGTTACTTCTGGAAGTACAATGATCAACTGTCTCGTGTTATCAACGATCTTAAAACGAACAAAGAAACAAGACGTGCTATCGTTGTTCACTACTCTCTTGATGAACTTGATAGATACAAATACGACACGCCTTGTAATGACGTGCTTAACTTCTATATCAAAGACGACAAGTTACACATGACAGTGTTTGCTAGATCTATTGACCTTGTGTTCGGCTTCTCGAATGATCAATACACATTTGCTAATTTGATGGAGTACGTTGCAAAAGATATTAATTTGCCTATTGGTCATATGCATTGGTTCATTACTAATTGCCATATCTACCCAAGACACTATGATATGCTTAAATAATAAAATGAATAAAGGTTATGATGTTTCCAGTTGCACTATCTAGAGAGTTCTTAGAACAAGAATTGTCTAAGCTTCAAAAAAAGACTTACAACCAATTTCAATGGTGGCGTAGGTATCAAACAAGAAAAGTACTTCATGATAAAAAGCCTCTTGAAGAGAAGATCTTGAATGGTGACTATGAGCACTCTGATTATTACTATCAAGCACTACACGAGAACTATCTTCTTGAAGACAAGATCAAAGACATAAAATACTACGAGAGTAAGCTAAATGACATTAGTTTGTTTAGAACTAGGTACAAAAGGCTTATGGACGATTATGAGAAAGATGAGAAAGAGCTAATCAAAGATCTTCGTCGTGATTTTAGAGTTGTGTTTAGAATAACATATGAAGAATTAGATGAGATTATGGCTAACTTTGATGGCACAACTCATGAATTGTATCTATACGTAAAAGACTTAATGAAGAAACGCCGTGAAGCTGAATATAGTCAAGTTTCCAAGTAAGTGTGGTAAACACCAGTACGCTAGTCTATTCTACAAAGACGACATAGAAAATCCTTTAGGTGTCGTTGGTTTAAACCCGTCTGTCCTTAAAGACGGTAAGAATGCAACTGTATCTATATTAATGCAGATTGCTTTAAGAGAAGGGTTTGATAGTCTATTCATTACAAACGTGTACAGTTACATATCACCAGATCCTAAGAAATTAAAAACTTGTAAGAAGCCTGTACTAGAAGAGAACGATAGTTACATTATAGGAATGGCAAAGGCCTGTAAGAAAGTGCTTTGCATTTGGGGAAATAACCCTAGCGGCCAAAGAATATCAGAAGTGATGCCTATGATTAAACGTAAGAGTTACGCTATAGGATTCACAAAGTCAGGCCGACCTAGACATGTACTTCATACAAGAAAAGATGCTCCACTCATAAGATTTTAATCTAACGATATTATAACTTTTGTATATTTGGTGTATGTGGAGAATAAGACGATTTATAAGACGCGCTAAAAATATTCTACGCTGGCTTCCTATCATTTGGAAAGATGAGCAATGGGACTATTATTACATCTTTGAGATATTAAAGCATAAGTTAATATTTACAGCAGAGCATACTCGTAAGTATGGCTATCACACTTTAGCAGAGTATGATGCTGATAAAATGATGCTTTGTGTTAGATTGATTGAGAAGATTCAGAACGAGGCGTATATGGAAGAATTAATTAATGACAACGAATTAACTCAAAAAAAGATAGATGCAGTCATGAATAAGCAGAAAAAAGCACGTCAATTACTATTTAAATTACTTGATAAACATATTGAAGGATGGTGGGACTAAACAATCAGTTATG